GTGTTCCTGCACGCTCAAAAAATCGACCCCCCTTGCGTAAATTACACTCTTTGCATAGAGCTTGGAGATTGTCCATGCTGTCTGCAAGATTACCAGAGATTAATCTTCTTGGAACAATATGATCGACATGTGTTGCATATTGTCCACACAACTGGCATGTTTCTTGGTCACGTCTTAATACTTCAGCTCTTAGCCTTCTCCATTTAGATGTCGAACCATTGTCTTTTAAACTACTCAATGCCAGTTCCTTTGTTGCCAATGCTTCCAAGCATTACAAGGCTTACCGTCATATCTGTGATTTATATAATTCAATCCCCACAATACCTGCTGCTGTGCTGTTGCAGTCTTTAAGTATTCGCTTCTTCCTTGTGGTATTCCATAGTGTGAACCATTCTTAGCTTTATGATTCCAAGCCGATTCTTTTCCATAAAGTCTTGCTAAACATCCCCATTCTTTATTCGAGCTAATCATTGATTTAGCAAATGCTTTAGCTGATTGTTTAGGATCTATTGTCGCAGGTACAGCACTAGCCATAGGCAAGAATAGAGATATCCCGATAACGATGGCTACCGCGCGAACTAACCGCTTCACGGTTCGCGCTGAGCAGTTCGGCTGCTCTAGCCCTGTAAGTGTACCGAATGAGTCAAGTTTATCTGCATAATGGCTGGTCAAGACGGTGTGTCGTAATTGCATCTAGAATTTCCTTTCCAAGTTCATACGGAATCATGGATCTAATTGCTGCATTTTTTAACCCTTGTGTACCAGTTCTTGAACCTCTTGGAGCAGCATCATGGCATTTATCCCCATTGCTGCACATTGGTCTTGGAGTCCATGAATCAAGGTTTCCCCATATGTCTGTGGGTTTCATACGATTATCCCCATATTGGCAATAGGTAATAGTTTTTTTAGGTTGATTAATCATTAGTGGGTGCTTTCGCATCATTCCTCTAGGATTCTCCATAAGCCAGTAAGTTGGATTTAACAAATCAATAAGACCAAGTGTCTTAGATAGCAACATGTCTCCAAGATGGGCTGTTGCAGACTTAGCAGTTCCGTCTGGGTTTCTGTGGTGGCTAATTGCCGCAATACTGAAAGATGTGCATGGTGGACTCGCCCATATGAAATCTGGCTTCCCATAAGTATTAATTAAATATACAGAACTTAAAGCAAGAATATCTCGCTCATTGGCTTCAAATTGAGTATCTAACTCAATCTTGATAACCCTATGCCCAGCATCTTCAAATGGCTTAGTGCTTGATCCTGTGCCTGAGAAGAAATCGAATACTAGGAGCTTATCCGCCTGTGGAATAGAATCCTTTAGCTTTAAAGATAGTTGGGGTTGCTTGATAGACTTTTCGCATACTGTTTTGGCATACTGGGCATTCGAGTTCGTGTGGCTCATTGATCTTAAACTCCTTATCGAATCGAACATTGGCATCGCAGCCATCGCATTCAAATTCATATATTGGCATTTAATTAACCTTTAAGGTTGGTTGCATGTGGAGCATTCCGTATCCTCGAACATCCATGCGCCGCATTTTTTGCAGCGTTCAATGTCTAATTCTCTCACATTTTGCTTGAATTTTGGGTATCCAGCTTTAACTAATAGAGTAACAAGATCCTCGAAACGGATGATGGCGGCATATTCACGCGCATCTTCTCCTTGTCCGTTTAATCGCAGAACTGCAAATCCAAGATCCCCTGAAATGGATGTACGAGCTTTTAACTGCGCGAGAACCTGCTTAGGTTGGAATCCAGTTCGTGCTTTTACCTCGATGTCGAGATTTGGCACTCCATAGATATCTTTACCTTTTCCGCGACCGACGGATGCGAATTCCCACCATTGCTGGAGATACTGAGCAACGATTCGCTCTGTCGCGAAACCTCTATATTTTCTTGATTGACTAGCCATTAGTATTTGTTACTGCATGGCATTTAATGCATTGTAGAAATACATCATCGCATCCAAGTTTCGTAGTAATTGCTATTGGCTCATTACATAAGTCGCAGTAAATTACTATCTGCTCCCTATCGCCTTCTGTGGTAATTATTTCAGCAGTTCCATCTTCAAGGAACATAAACATTTCACCCATCATCGCCCCTTTTGTGGCACCCATGTGCCGCTAGGCGATAGCTCTAGCCAAATTCGCTCTGGTTCGCATGGCTTCTCTTGCCCTACTTGGTAATTAGATGCCTTGTATAAGCAATCCCATGCAGCCCATTGTTTACCAGCTTTAGAAGTACCAGTACGCAAAACTCTAGGCTTGCCATGTGAGCAGTTAGGAATATCTTTATTTGTTTCGCCACCGATGATGTCTTTAACCAACTCAACAGCTTCGGCAGATGTCTTAGGAGCTTCAACGGTCTTAGTAGTCCATAAATCATCGCTAACATCTGGAACAGTAATCTTTTCAGCCAAACGCTTATCAAATGACTTATTTGTATCTACCTTTTCCATATCATCTCTTGTTGCAGTTTGACCGCCTTTAAGGAGAGTGATTGCTCTTCCAAGAGACGATGTAGCAGTATCTTCTGCATAGAATCGCCGCATCGGCGCAGGATATAAATCCCTAGATCCATGAGCAATGTTAGTAACCGCAGGATAAGGATCGTTCGCATCGCGCCATAATTCTGCTCGGCACGTAATAAAACCTTCTTTAACATCATGGTAAGTGATATCAATGTTCTGCCTTCCCATTGGATAGTTATCTTGAAACCATTTGTTTAACATGGCTACTGTCTCGTAATCGGTTAGATTAAACATAAAGTTCGCTCTCCTCTGTATGTAGCATTCCGCTTATTGCTGCGTAACCAAGCATGTCGATGTAATTATCAACTTTTGAACCTTCCATGCTTCTTGCAAGTTTGACCAGCACCATACAAGCTGCAACTTGATAGTCTTCGATTGGCACTTCGAGATAGGCAGCCCAGAGTCGAGCTGTTCTTGCCATGTTGTCCGATGGGTGTCCGTAGTCCATTCCTCGATCTTCAATCGTGGCTCTGGCTTCAACGAGTAAGTCTTTTGCATTCATCGACCCACCTGCTCGTAATAGGCACGAATTGCCTTACGCCCTTCTACATAACCTTCGGCGTAACCTGATTCTTGCCCCCATTTAAATGAGAAATACAATGCAACACCGATTCCTGCAACGATTAAAATCGTTAATGAATTGATAACCATTTTTGCTCCCTATCCACCGATATCTTCGGTTTCATGGATTAAGCATGGCATACAGGTAACCCTAGAGCTACCTATTTTGATAACGAAACGGTAACAATTCTGTATCATCCATCGAATCGTCTATTGTGCGATATATGGGCGAAATGTCCGTTATGAGCGTATCCATGTTTAGCCTTTACCTAAGAATCCTTAGCCTTTACTTAACCGTAAGTTTTTCCATAGACTGTGAATGAACCGTCTTTGTTAATCGGAATAAGCATTGGAGTTAGATTCTTTCCATAGGTTTCAAGAATCGCTACGGACATTTGCCAATTAGCAGCTCCAGCCTTTAGATAAGATGCCTTCTTCTTATCCATGACGTTCCCAGCTTCTACGCCCCATAAAGTCCTGTATGAGCCGCCTATGCCCTCAGAATAGGCACTAATGCCTGCTCTATGGGTGTGTCCACAAACTACCGATTTGCCAAACTTCTTAGCCAAGCCAAGAGCTGTTAAACCAGCGTTAGAATTCATCGATCCTTCATCGCCATGAACTAACACCCAGTTAGGATGAAACTCAAATGGTTTTTTATGGAAACGAATGCCAAGAGACTTAAAGTCCATAAATGCTGGATATTCAAGCTCGGGAAGTCCGATTAGGCTTGGCGCTCCTCGTAGGAGTGTGTGGTAGAGCCGATCAGTATGGTTAGAGCGCGTAATGTCTGTTGTGCGTAAATCCCAGAGAATGTTCTGTGCAAGCGTTCTATCAGCATCTAGCTGCCCTTCCCATTCTAAACCTGTACCTTTTGCCCATTTTGATTGGGCTTGCATATCGAGTTCATCACCTGTATTTAATACAAGATCAAACTTCTCTCGATTAACTAACTTAATTAAATTCTTTACTGCTGCTTCGTGATGGTAGGGAATTTGTAAATCTGAAATTACTAGAATTCGAGATTTTGTCCGAGTCATCAATCCTCTTCATCGTCTTCATACCAATCGGGCTGCGGTATGTTTGGGTTTATTGGGTTAGGCAAGAGCCAATCTGGATATGCTGATTTCTCCATAATCATGCTCATGCAGATAGAATCTGGAAATCCAGCTCTTTTAAGCGACTTATAGAATTCATGCAACCCAATGCAATAAGCATCGAGTTTTGAGTAGCCCTGCTCTTCTAGTGCTTTAGTCGCTTTTCTTGCCATAGATTAATTATGACCTTTCCATCAACAAATCGTAGATTTTATCTACGCGTGTCTCCAAACGATTTACTTGGTCTTTAATACTGCTTCCGCCATTAGGGCGTAGCTCATTCAGATAATGCTTCACCAAGAAATGAACTATGGAAACAATTCCACCCAGAGCCGTCGCGGCTATCGTTACAGCAATGCCGATATCTTGCAGACTCATAATTTAGTGCCGCGCCCATATTCTTTCTCATTCTTGTCTGCCCACTTGGCTAGTGGAGCTGCAAGAGCGCCAATTAATACTGCGTACTCTGGCTTCATATCTGTGAGTAATGCAATGCCCATAGTGATGGCAGATGCCAAGACTGCTCGAAGATATGACTTCATAGCTGCAATGTTTTTGTCGCTTAGGTATTTCTTCATTCTGTTCCGCCTAACATGGGTATATTAAAGAACGAACCATCGTCTTTACCTTTTGCAGTAAATGAGATATGCCCGTGATGGGTGTGTTTGTTTGCTCCCTTGTACGAGCGCCACTTCCAGTTAAGGATGGATGAGCAAATCTTGCCATCGAATATAAGGTACTTAATTCTCTTATCTCCGCGTTTGGCACATAAACGAATCTGATCCATAAGATCGGGCATGATGTCTGGCTTCGGTTTTCCCGATAAGTCTCTGTCCACGTCAATAGCGAATACTGTGCCATCGCTAGTTGGTATGTGATCAGACTTACCTTTGCGCATGTGTCTAAGATCCGCGACCCATCCATCGGAATCGCGTAATCTACTTGGATAACAGTCATCGATTTGAAGTCTTAACTGTTGCCCAGCTCTGCATAACTTAGGCTTCATTATCCAAGAATAATTTGAAGTTCATCTTCGGTTAAACCAAGACGAGCCAATAGAGCAGCCTTATCCGCTTCGGCTTTTGCCTTTGTATCTACAGCAACATGCGCTGCAATACCTGCCTTTAATTCATCTTCTGTTAAATCAGAATTATCTGCAGGCAGAATAATTTTCTTTTTTGGGTCATTAAAATCAGCAATTAAACCCTTGCTGCCAAGTTCTTTGTCTAATTGACTTAGGTTAATTTCTTTTGATGTGATTGCCATAATTAAGACCCCATGTCTGCAACGATTATTTGACGATTTGAAAAATTAGATGTAACACCATCTGTGCTATGTGCTTGAACAGTAAAAGTATTTGAACCAGCAGTCAATCCTGTTAAATACGTGATAGAACTTACTCTGTATCCGTCCGCAGGGCTGGCTGCTGTGCCAGTTGATGCGTATACAGAATTTGCATCAGATGCGGCTAAAGTTGTAGCACCTGAAATTGCAAAACTTAGATAGGCTGGTCTGCGGTCTGCATTTGCAAAAATTCTACTTGTTAAAATTACCAACGCTTTTGTGCCTGTCGTAACTGTTACCGATTGAGCAGTCGTAAGTGCAGTATAAGTGTTTGAAGTGGTACTCTCATTTGCAGTAATAATTGTCGATGCAGTTGGAGTAAAACCTGCTGGAGCAGCCCACTTCATGCCTGTAGAAGCGGTTGAATCTGCAGTTAAAACATGATTATTTGTTCCAACTGCTAAACGCGCAGGAGTAGATGCTCCAGTCGCGGCAATAATATCGCCTTTAGTAGTAAGCAATGAATCTGGAATTTGTGCATCGATTTGAGTCTTTAGGGTTGTATCGATTGATGATCCGAGAGTACGGATTGCCGCAGCGCCATCCTTTACCAGATCGGTATCGGCTGGGGTTGTCCAGCCGTAGTTAGTTGTTGTTGGCATTCCTTCTCCTTTTTAGGCTACTATTGTAGCGTTAGTCCAGTCTAATAGTGGGTTAATTGTATTCCATTTTTCGCCTGCTGGAACGTTTGTCCACTTAAACGCTTGCAGACTGAATGCAATAGGCGAGACGTTTAAAGTTAGTTGCAGTTTGTTAAACCCAGCGTTAAAAGTCCAGCCCTCTACGAAACCTTGAAATCTTCCGCCAGTCATATTTGCAGGCAGGTTTTCGATATCAATCGGAAGACCCATGAAGACTCCCAAAAGAGCATCTCGATCTGCGTTATCAATTTCTGGGTTAGTTAATTCGAATGTAATGGATTTAAATAAGCTTTGCGGATAGGCACGCAAGGCTAGATAGAAGTTTGCCTGAGATGTTGCATCTGCTCCATGCTCAATGCTGGTAAGGATGTTTTGAGCTTGAACTCCATAAAGCGCTTGGCTCGCAGTATCTTGCGCTGTGTGTTGGTCTCCGTTTTTATAAGTAATTGTTACCTTATTACGGATATCTCCAATGCGCCTAGATGTGGCAATTCCCCTAGATAGGGCATGGTTTCCAGATAACTCTGTGTAACCGTTTGTGGCTAGGTATTCGCCGCGATGGGTACTATCAGCATACCCAATGCGCCCAGCGCTATCTTCATAAATATATCCAGCTCCAGAAGTTGCAAGAGCCGAAACCAATGAATAAACATCTGTAACATCGGATGCCCTAGAAGTTAGCTCATAATCGCCTGGCTGATCTATTTCACCGAGTCCAGAATTCTCTGCATTAGCCCAAGTTACTGTGGGGGTATAAGTTGCCCATGTTGTAGCTGCTGGAACTTCATTCCAAGTGTTAAACAATAATGGCTCTAAAATTGAGTAAATCTGATCGCCATCGAAATCTTTAGTTAATACGCCTTCGGTTAAGACTTTAGGGAGCTTGGAAAGAGCGCCTAGCGCTGTAACGCTAAAAGTTTGAACTACTGCGTTAGATCCGCTACTGCGAACGCTCTGATTGATATCTGTGACGTATCCGCCAAATATAGGTCTAAATGTGTTTGTTGAGTCTTTAACCTGTAATGCAAAAGAATCGTTTACATCGATGGCTACTACTGACTGGTCTGTATTGATGATTTCTACTGTGCAGTAACCTGCGACTG